GGAGTTGCCGCTGCTGCCGATCTGATCGTGGTTGCCGCTGCTGCCGATCTTGGCGGAGTTGCCGATGCTGCCGATCTGAACGGAGTAGCCGCTGCTGCCGATCTTGGCGTAGTTGCCGCTGCTGCCGATCTGAGCGGAGTTGCCGCTGCTGCCGATCTGAACGGAGTCGCCGCTGCTGCCGATCTGAGCGTAGTAGCCGCTGCTGCCGATCTTGGCGTAGTCGCCGCTGCTGCCGATCTGAGCGGAGTTGCCGCTGCTGCCGATCTTGGCGGAGTTGCCGCTGCTGCCGATCTTGGCGTAGTCGCCGCTGCTGCCGATCTTGGCGTAGTTGCCGCTGCTGCCGATCTTGGCGGAGTTGCCGCTGCTGCCGATCTTGGCGGAGTTGCCGCTGCTAACGGTAGAATTTGGCGCTTTTCCAATCGTTTCTTCCTTGAGATAATCGATGCAAGCTTTGACAAATCCGGGCAAGCCGAGCTTTACGCCAATGTGAATCTTTTTCGTGGCGAATTTCCCGCCATCACCCGATACGGGCTCTTCCAAAGATTTAACTGCTGCAAAGTCGCTGACTTTTCCGCTATCATTTACAAGCGGGTAAAAATTAAGCACATCAAAAGGATTAACGCAATAATGCATCATACCTTTTTCACAAATCTCGCCGCCCTCTTCTTCATAGTCTGTGTTTTCCTGATACTGTTTCCCTTTGCAGATCATGCCGGGTTCAAAGGCTTTGTAGCCGTTCAAATTATCCATTGTTTTCCTCCATATAAACATAAGCGGTTTGTACGCCAAACTCCCGCGCGGCCTGATGGTCGGCAAAGAACACATCGATGCGGTTCTCCTTGATCGCGCCGCCGCAATCCTCGGCGGTGTATGTATGGCTCGTGCCGTCGGCAAAGTAGATCGTGACAGAGGAGCCGTAAGGGATCACGCGAGGGTCAACCGCGATCGTGCGGCCCTCCGTGGCAGTCGTGCCGGTCGCCGTGATGCCGTCGTCCTTGCCGCAGCACTTCGCGCAGGGGCAATAGGCGGTCAGCTTAAACTCGCCGAGCGGTTCGCCGATGTCGAGCACCGCGCATCCTTCTGCGGGCTCGTCCTCGCCGAAGAGCTTGTCCTCGATGACCGGCGGCTCGCCCTTGTACGGCTGCCCGGTGGTTTTGACCGTCAGCACCGCAAAGAGGATCAGAAGCGCCGCAAGGAACAGGCAGACGGCAGCGATGCGTGCCGAAGCGTCGGCCTTGCGCTGCTCGCGGGTGCGTCTGTCGCGCCTCATGCCCTGCCCTCCAGCTTGTCCAGCGCCCGCATAAACCAATGCGTCACGGTGCCGATGCCGATAAAGATAACCAGTGTGCTCATGACTTTTCTCCCTTCTTCTCGTTCGGCACAAGTCCGACAAACTCAAGGCCGCGACCGCGTGCATAAATCTCGCCAATGATCGTCCCCAGCTTTACAGGGTCTGGGGGCGTGACCCAAATGATTTTGTATTCTGGTTTTTTTCTCATTGCCTTTTCCTTTCTCTCGTGCTACAATAAGCACGGACACAATATCTTGTGGTGAGATTTGTCCCACCCGCCCCGCTCGATGCTGCAACATTGGGCGGGGCATTTTTTATTGCCCATCGCTGGATTTCAGCAGCGCATCCACGGTCACGCCGTAGTGCTTTGCCAGCTTCTTGACTTGGCGCGGGTGAGGGCGGCACACGCTCTCTTTCCAGTTTTTGATCGACGTCTGCGATACGTCGATTTCTTTTGCAAGACGGTAATTCGTCTCGCCGCGCTCGGCTTGCAGCCGAGCAAGGTTTTCAGGAAAACTCAATTTATCCTCTCCTTTCATTGCTGTTGTGCACCTCCTCCGCTCTGTGTTAAAATGGAGTACAGAAAGGAGGTGATCTCATGGATCCTATTAAGCGTTACGCGCTTGACATCGCAAAAGAAATCGTTGTCGCCAAAATGTCAAACTCTACCATTCACCCCAACAAAGAAAACGGAGTGCAAGTCGCTGATTTCTTCGAAGAAATCTATAAGCGCGTCTTAGCTTTATCCAAGTCGGAAAACTAACCACGTTCCAGATTCACCACCACCTGCGCGGCTGCTGCAAGGGCCTGCATCCCTTCGGCGGTCGCGCAGCCGTATTCAGCCCACTTCTCAATAGCATTGAGCAACGTGTCCTCAAGGCGCTTTTCAGTCTCGGTCAATTTTTTCACCTCCAAAATTAGAGTATTCTATTGACAAATTGGAGCAATGGTGATACTCTAAGTTTGCGACAACTATATGTTTCTCACCAGCTCGATTTGCCGGGGTGGTCAGGTCTCTTATTGCCTATCCACGAAAAAGATTATACTTTAAGTTGAAGCATAAGTCAATATATGTTGAAGTATTATTGTGACGAAGTTGAAGGGATATTTTTATGAGCTTTGCACAAAACTTGAAGTATATAAAAGAAAAAGAGAATCTAACCAACTACCGACTTGCAAAACTTTTCGGTTGCAGTCAGTCGTCTCTTATTAACTGGCTTGATAACGGTGTTGTTCCGCACCCAAAGACCCGCCAGAAGATCGCCGACCATTTCGGCATCACCCTTGCCGAGCTGGATGGAGACGAGCTTCCCGTTCTGCCGGAAAAAGGCGCAAAAAAAAGCACCCTCGATCCTAAGACCGAGGGCGTGAAAAAAGCCCCCGCCACAGAGGGCGAGGGCTATACGGAGTTGCAGAAGGCCGCTATTCAGTTTGTGTTGTCATTGCCGCCGGAAAAGCTGGAGCGGTTTATAAAAATGGGCCGCGCCGCTTTTGGGGAAGACCAATGAAAGAAATCATCATTTCACTCGGCTGTGCTGCTATTTCCGGCATTGTCGCATGGATCGTTGCAAAACAGGCGGCAAAGACAGAAATCAAAAAGCTGCAAACAATATGGGCGCACGAAAAGGAAACGGCCTGCGATGCCGATTTTGACAAAATGGTATCTGCCGTTTCCCTTTACGCAAAATACCCGTCTCCGAATGATTTCCATGCCGCGACCGATGCCGTCGCCGTTTATCGGGCAAAGGCAACCGAGGAAATGGCGGTCGAGGTTGACAAACTCAGTGGATTGATAGAGCGGTTCAGCCCAAATTGCGACGCGATCTCGAAGCAGCTAAATGCCGTGATCGAGTGCAAGCGGAAAGCCAACGGTTAAAATGTGGCCTTTCCGGCTTCGCCCTCTTTCCAAAACATTTCAAGTTCCCCGGTAAACAGGTTTCGCGCCATTCGGTAAAGCTCGGTCATTGCGGTCTCGTGATCCATGTCGTCGCATTCCAGACCGATTTCATACTCGGCACCTTTTTGTTTACTGATCGCCCAAATTTTCATTTTAGAGCCTCCATGATTTTTTGAAGTTGTTCGTCGGATAACTTTTGTATCAGGTCAAAGGCTTCTGCCAGCATTTCTTGATACTTTATTGTATCACATTTCGCGTCATTACACAACATCTTGCGTCCCTCCGTTTAGCTCTAAGGCTATTTTTTGCGCTTCCTCCGCGAGGATGCGCTCAATCAGCGCGAGCATTTCGTCTTTCTGCTTCGGCGTTAGGAGCAGATAAAGCGCCGCCGCCGCTTGCACCTGTGCGTCCATGCTTCGACCTCCTTTTCGGTATTCATACCTATTCCCACAACAGGCGTTTGCTGCACGGCGCTGTGCAACAATTAAGAAATATTGTGGAGCGGCGCGCAGCCGCAGGATCACTTTTTATTTTACTATATGTCGATTATTGCACTTTGTGCAGTCGAAAATATAAAACCAAAAGGTGGTGCACCAAATGGCGAAGAGCAAAATCCCCGGCCTGTCCTTTAGTTGGAAGCGTGCACTCGGAATCACGAAGACGAAAAGAAAAATTTCAAAAGCAACTGGGATCCCAACGACCAAAGCAGGGCGGCAAAGAAAACTTGGCAAGCTCCTTGGTATGAAGTAAGGTTAGCCCTCGCCGCCTCTGCAACAACGGCGAGGGCTTTTTGCAGTCAGCGGGGAGCGGCCGCCGCTGCTTGTCTTTACCGTAGCCCACTTTGGCTTGGTAATTCAATGCCGAAGCCTTGCAATAAAACAGCGTTCGACATGGCTCGACAAGCCCTTATCTTGCGACGTTGCGGCGCGAAAATCGAAAAAATTAAGGTGGCGTAAATGAACATTCAAGAAGTGTGTAGAATCCGTAAAGAAGAATTGAAGCTGACCTATCAGGAAATTTCCGACGATTCCGGCGTGCCGCTGTCCACCGTGCAGAACTTCTTTTCCAAGTTTTCTAAAGCTCCGTCGATCTACACCGTCGCGCCGATCTGCAAAGCGCTTGGAATATCGCTTGATGAATCGTTCGGGATTTCCGAACACCTGACACCGACCGAGGAAACCTTGCAAGCGCGGAATGATGAGCTGGAACGCCATGTTGACGCGAAAGCGGACATGATCGAGATCATGCGGCGCGGCGTCCGTATCCGCAACGGCGTGATTGCTATAATGTTTGTCATTATCGTCCTACTGGCTGCATGGTGCTTGTACATTGATTGGAGGGGGATTTGATGATAGCGGCATTGATGAGAGAGGCTTTGATAAGAGCGGCATTGTATATCCGCGTCACGAGCGAGGAGCAGGCGCGGCATGGGCTATCATTACAAGAGCAGCGTGACGCGCTGACAAGGTATGCCAAAGCGAATAAAATGACCGTGGTGGGCATATATGAGGACGCGGGCATATCCGCGCGAAAGCCGTACAAAAAGCGCCCTGCGCTCCTGCGGCTGCTGGACGATTGCAAAGCGGGGAAGGTAGACACGATCTTGTTTATCAAGCTCGACCGATGGTTTCGCAATGTCGCGGGATACTACGATGTGCAAACGCAGCTGGACAAATACGGCGTGACATGGCAAGCGACGGAAGAGGACTATGAAACGCGTACCGCGTCGGGGCGCTTAAAGGTCAACATCATGTTGTCTGTCGCGCAGGACGAGGCCGACCGCGCAAGCGAGCGAGTCAAATTTATCAACGACGGCAAGCGCGCAAAAGGCCAACCGGCAGGGTCAAAAGCACCTTTAGGGTATATCGTCAAGGACAGGCAATACCAGATCGATAACGACACGGCAGATGCCGCACGAGATATGTTTGCGGCGTATATCAAACTGCAAAGCGTGCTGGGCGTAAAGAAGTATATGCTTGAGGTGTGGGGCATTGACCGCGCATATACCAAGTATGTAAACTATTTCCGGAACCGGCTCTATATTGGTGAGGTGTACGGCATCGAGAGCGCTTGCCCCGCCCTAATAAGCAAGCAGGATTTTGACATTGTAAATGACATCCTCCGCCAGCGGTCGCAGCGCTGCGCAGGAGTTGAGACAGATCGTGTTTATCTGTTCTCCGGCTTGCTGCATTGCAAAGAGTGTGGGAAAACGATGCAGTCGGAAACGGCAAAGCAGATTTATACCTACTACCGATGCCGGACGCGAATGCTTGACAACTCCGCGTGCCGGCACAAAAAGAGGATTCGCGAAGACGCGTTGGAAGATTACTTATTGCATGAGCTTGAGGGGATTGCCGAGCGAAACAATCGCTATTACAAAAAGGCAGAAAAAAAGCCCACGCAAAGCGCGGACGCGATACGCAAGAAAATGAGCAAGCTGAAAACTCTTTATCTGAATGATTTGATCGAGCTGGACGAATACAAGCGGGAGTACGCGAGCTTGAAAAAATCCCTTGAAGCGGTAGAGGAAAAGCCGAAGACAAACCTTGATGCGCTCCGAAATGGACTTGCTGAATATGACACTTACTCGCGGGAAGAGAAGAAGGAATTCTGGACGCGCTTTATCCGGAGAATTGACGCAGATGACGACGGCGCGTTTTTTGTAACGCCCCGTTAGGCATATTTGACCTTCGTGTTCCCAAAGGTAAATTATGCCCAAAAGAACACCCCCGCCTTACGACGGGGGTGTTCTCATTTTTCCAGCTTCCGCATCACGCTGTTGTACACGCGCTCGTTGACGATTTTCAGGCTGTCCATCAGCTCGTCCATGACCTCCCACGCTCTTGCCGGAGCCATGTCCGAGACGGCCTGCAAAAAATCGCTGTCGCCGTAGCTGCCTACCGTTTCAGACGCATAGGTCTTGACCGGCGCCGGAGCTGCCGAATACAACATTGGCCTTTCCGGTTCTTTTGGCGCGTTTTGATTTTGGATGATGTACAGCGCCGCCAGCTTTTGATAATTGGGCCAGCTCGATTCCTCCGTCTCAAGCCGCGATATCCACAGATTGACCTCGTTTTCGTCGATCAAGGGGACGCACCCCCTTTATTCCTCCATCAGGCTCGCGGCACGACGCAGCGCTTCCTTTACGCGGTCATCGTCCGTCTCGCGCATCATGTCGTTGATCTGCTCGCGCAGGTGATCCATGCTGTCGGCGCGGCTGTAGTGCCCGCGGACGTAATGCGTGCCGCGGCGAGCATAGGAGCTGCCCCTGCCGTAAGTTCCGCGCATATCGGCCTGCCAGTCGCCGCCGCGAGAATAATCACCGCCGCGGGAATAATCGCCATCGCGGGAATAGCGACGCGAATAGTCTCCGTCGCGAGAATAACCGTCGTCTTCCATCATCTCGATCTTGTCGATGTTCTTGATGGTGTCGGTCAGCTTGTGCGCGATCTCAAGGTCGCCCGCGCCCAGGTCGCCCTTGCGCGCCAGCTCGTCCAGCTCGTCGCAAAGCATATTGCGAAGCTCATACATTGCTTTCTTACTCATGTCCATTCTCCTTTCACGCGATTCTCTCAACCGTCAGGTTCGAGTTGGCGAAGTTGACGGCCTGAGTGCTGGTGTTTTCCATTGCGACCGTCAGGCAGCAGCCTTTCGGGACGCAGACCTGCGCGGAAACATAAATGTTAAAGTAGTTCCCTACCGCCGCGGGCGTGACGGTCGCCGTTGCACTGGTCAGCGGCTCTCCGTTAATGGCAAGCGCCGCCGTGATGGCCTCAACCGTGCCTCCGGTGGGAATAGCGATGTTGCCGCCATAGGAGACCCTAAACAGAGCGCGGTTTTGATTGGTGATGCCGCGCAGCGTGATCTGTCCGCTTCCTTCTCTATGCACGATACAGGGCTTGCTATTGACCGCCGTTTCGGTCAGGGGAACGTTCTGGCCTGCGGCTACGCTCACAATATTCGCGTTTGTGTACTCTGCCAAAATAATCAGTCCTTTCTAAAGGGGTCGAAATCGACCCTGTTAAAATACAGCGGCGAGGCAATAGCCCCGCCGCGTTGTTGTCAGTATCGGCACGGGGCCGACCATTTTGTTGACGTCAACAAAATCGCCAACAAAAAGCTATGCTATGCAGTTGTCAGCAGCCGCAACAGGCAAACTGGTTGCAGCAATAGGGGTTCTGCACCGTGTAGGCCGGAATGGGAGAGGGGCGCAGTTGCGAGACCAGATAGCTGTTCTGCGCCGCCTGACTTGCCGCCAGCTTCAAGCCCTGGTTCTCGGCCTGGAGGTCGGAGAGCTTGCTCTGCGTCAGGAAGTCGAGGATGGCGCGGCTGTTCTGGTTGTTCGCGTCAATGATGTCGCGTGTGGCGTTCTGCACGGTGTTACGCGTGTCGCACGCCTGCGTCGCCATGTCGTAGCGCACCTGCGCGATAGCCGCGCGGTTTTCGCAGCAACAATTAGCGGCCTGCATCTGCATGGCGTTGAGCTGCTGCATCAGCGCCGCCTGCTGGTTGCTGCGGGACAGCTCGGCCTGTGCAAAGCCGTTTGCCATCGCCATGTTGGTGCCGTTGACAAGCTGCGCCTGCTGGTAAAATCCGTCGCAAAGGCCCTGATTTACACTGTCGATCTTGCGCTCGACATTGGCAAAATCAGAGGTCAGCACATAGCCATCGACCACGCCGCCGCCGTTGCCGTTGTTCCCCCAGCCGTTGTTTCCCCAGCCGCAGAAAACAAACAGGAAAAGAATGATGATCCACCACGCGCCATCGCCGCCGAAGCCGCCAAAGCCGCTGTTCATCATGCCGGTTGGCGCAACAGGCATGGTGGCCTGAACGCCGCCGTCAGAAAGAGACATAGTATCACTCCTTTGAAAAATTTTTATTCATCAAATCGTGGCCACGATGTTGATTTATGTTGATGATTACTGCATCAGGCTTTGAAACTGCTTCGCCATCTGCTGTAGCTGGTTTAGCTGCTGCTGGTTCAGCCTGCCGCTCTGCAAGAGCTTTTCGACCTCCGTTTTGGGGTCGCCCTTGAAGTTCGCCTTGAACTGCTGGAACTGCTGCATCATGCGCTGGAACTGGCCTACCGGTCCGGGCATCTGCCCGCCGCCGAGAGCCCCGAAAAATGGATTAGTCATCGTCCTCGTCCTCCTCGACCTTACGCTTCTTCTTACCCTTTATTTCGCCCACAAGCGCCGCCAGACGGTCGAACTCCTCGCGGGTGACAAATTCCGCACCCGGCTTTTGCGGCGCGTTAGGAGCCGTTTCTGCTCGCTCCACAAGGTCGTAAATCTTGAGCGTCGGCTTGCCGCTTGCATCCGCCTGCTTGAGATACACAGTCGGCGCGGTAGAATCCCACAACGCTACAGCGGAGTTGGGCGCGATCAGGTAGCCTCTCGCCTCCTGCTCGCTGCTGACCCATTGCACGCCGCCGGTCGCAACAGGATTCTGCGGCACGGGAGGCGGAGCAGGCTGCATCATCTGCTGCTGCCGCATCTGCATAAGGTTGTCCGGCATCGGCTGTGGATAATAAGGGTTTTGATAGTACGGATTAAAAGCCATGTCATTCAGTCTCCTTTACCCAAAAATAGAGAACAGTCTCATTGCTGCTGTCCCATGAATCAAAGATCGTCCCGTCCTGTACGCACACCACATGACCGGACAGGGCTAAAATGTATGTGCCTGCCGGATGCTCGTTTGCAAACTGCCCGACGGTATAGCACAGAGGACAGGTGTCCGGCACGATGTAGCGCCGATATCCAAGGGAGTGCAGATACGCGCCCCAGGTCGCATTGGCCGACGGCATGTCACCGTCTAAGTAGCCTTGTATGGCGAGCGCGAGATACGTTTCGCCCCAGTCTTTTCCGGTCGCTTTGGAGATCGCCCGAACGGTGCAGTCCCCCACGTTCTTGCCATAAGGCGACGGATTATAATAGCTATACATGGAGCAGCTCCGCAAAATAAACATAGGTGCGCAGCTCGTCCGGCTCGGGGAACAGCACCAAAATATCCCTCGCCATCTGCTCGGTGAAGCCCAATGCCAAAAGCCGTTCGTACATACAGCGCACCTCCTTTTCTGCCTTTATGGTACAAGAAAACCCCTTACCCAAAGTGCCGGGAAAGGGGATGAAAAGTGTACGGCGAAATTCGTCGAACGATTGCGCTTGCAAATCCTGACGGAATATGCTACTGTTGTCACGACGTGCTCCATGCGTCATTCATACCCACCCCATAAAGGAAAAGAGCCTCACCGTTTGGTGAAGCTCTTTTCCTATTCAAAGACTTCCGATGCGATTTTGCGGTACGCCTTTCGGCGATACTTTTTGACCGTATCCGGCGACAGGTTCATTTCAAATGCCACCTGTACGCAGGAGCGGCCCCGCACATCGCACTCGACGAGGCACGCCATTTCGTCGGGTGGAAGCTCAAAAGACCGAATGTATGCCACGGCCCGCCGCGGGGCCATAGAGGATAACTTTGCCCGGATCGCTCGGTGCTGCTTGTCCATGCTGTGCGCCGGGGCTTGCAGAGCGCTCACGCGAGGGGAGACATGTCTCCCGCCCGTTTTCCTTTCGTTATTTTAGAATTTTTCCGAGATATGCGTAAACATATTCCCCCCACGCTCTTTGCGTCGCGGGGCCGAAGGAGTTATCCACATCCAGCTCATAGCCGCAAGCGTTAAGAAGCTCTTGCAGCTTGCCGACCGCCGCGCCCTTGTCGCCGCGCGTGAGCACGGTCTTGTCCGCTGGATATTTCGGCACGCCGAAGCCGCGGATATAGCGCCCGTTGATCTCCAGCGTCCGGTAGCCGCACTCATGCTTGCTGCCCTTGTTCCCCTCGAACACATTGACGCAGTTCCCGACCACGCGCGTCACGATGCCCGTGTGGTTGGGCGCGCCCGTGCAGTCCGTGAGGGCGTAGTCCTTGCGGTCGTTCCAGCAGTAGAATACCTGCTCGCCGACCTGCGGAACGTGCGCGTCGTCCTCGATCCATTGGCCGCGCGCCTGATACCATTTCATCTGCTCGCCGCAGCTGCACTCGATGGGAATGACATCCGTCAGGCCGCAGAGGATCGCCGCCGCGGACACCATCGCCGCGCAGTAGTCGTCCGAATAGGCGAGCTTGTAGCCGCGCGGGTGCGGGAGGTAGCTGTTGTAGGCGTCCACGATGCTTTTATGCACCGCATCGCCGCGTACAGCGCCGACCCAGCCCGTCATGGTCTCAAGAAACTTCTTCATTTTTGCGTTTCTCGGTCTGCGTGCCGAAGTAGAAGGCGATGATGGTCGTGAAGATCGTCAGAAACTCCGTCCCGCTGATGCTGCCGCGCAGGGCAAGCACCGAGAAAACCGCCGTGAGCACGATGGTCACGATGCTCTTGACTGTGAGAAGATTGGCAATTCGATTTTGCATTTCTGCCTCCTTTACAGAAACCGCACGGCGTAAAATTGCCGCGTCTGTGTGTTGATCTTGTTACACGCGCCGTTGATGGCGGCGACGTGCCCGCCGTCGAGCATGACGGCGTATTCCAGCTTGAGCTTGTCCCGACAAAAGGCGTTGACCTGCTGCGCGGTCATACTGCGGCAGTAGACGCCGTAGAGCATCCCGCCCTTGCAGCCAAGAACGGTGTGGTTGGTCTTGCGCAGCACGTCGCTGTACGCCCCTGTAAAGCCCTCTGCGGCAGGGTTATAATTGCCGAGCAGGCCCATGCCGCCGACCGCCCACACGACGCCTCCCAGCGCCGCCGCCGAGGAGACGCGGGCAATGCGCACCGCGCCGCCCGCGGTCTTGTAAAGCACGCTCTCGGGCGCCGGGTAGTGGCAGCTCATGCCGCGCACGACCTTGCCGCCGCGCACGAGGATGGAGCAAGGCTGGCCCTGCCAAGAAAAGCTCCCCGAGATGGCGTTTTTCGGCAGCGGCCCGCTCATGTTGACAGGCTCGATGTCGCGGGCGAGGATGCAGGGCTGTCCGTACAGCTCGACGTTAAGCGGGAAGCAGTCCGCGCCGAGCTTGGCGGCGATGTCGCTCAAGGTCTGGTTGCCGATCCAGCCGTTATCCAGCGCCCCGACGGAGCGCTGGATGGCCTTTATCATGCGGATTTCCTCTGATGTAAAGCCTTTGATGTCTCTCATGACATTACCTCCCAATCATCGACCTCATCCTTGATGCGGTCGATAAAGCTGTTGCCGCCGAGGGCCTTATAGCCGCGGTAGAGATCGAGAAAATCCTCCAGCTCGTACTGCCGGATGGTGTGGTCCTCCCGGTGGCGGTAGTAGGTGTGCAGCATGTCGTGTCGGAACTGGCATTTGAGCGCGTCGGTCAGCTTGTCCAGCCCGAGCAGCCTGTTGCGGATGGGCTTAATGAGCATGGCCAGCGCGGCCAGAATGACCGTGATCTCCGAGCAGGTCGATGCAACGGTCGATAGGTTCATAGGCATTCTCTCTCTTTCCGGCGGTAAAAAAGCCGCCTTGTCGTGCTTGACAAAGCGGCTTTAGGTGTGCTATATTTAGGCCAGTAAGAACGGCTGCCATTGCTGGTGGCGGTCGTCCCTCAGTGAGTTTATAGCTCGAAGGAAACGCCGCTTACCGCTATGGTGGGCGGTTATTTCTTATGTCTTGTGACCGTGAAGATCAGAGACGCAAGACCGATGAGCACAAGCGAATATGTGAACATATCAGCGTATGTAACCATCGCGCACCTCCTTTGCAGGAAGTGGACAACCTTGCCGTTCTTACCGGCAGGCGAATTATAGCACAGTCTGCCGCGCTTTGTCAATTTGCCGCCCTCCGGGGCGGCTTTTTTTACTTGTTCAGCTCCGCGAGCTTCGCTGCGATGTCCTCCGGGATGTGGCACTTCTCCTTCTTGACGCAGTATCCGTCCGCGTCATAGGTTAGCTTGTACTGCGGCAGGACATAGATCTCCGTTCCGGCGCGGGAAATGTCGCGCGCCATGACGGGCTGCTTGATGCTGTTCTTAATGCCCGCGCGCTCGCTCAGGCCCGCGGGGGTATCGGTGACTTCGATGGGCTTGCCGTCGGATGCGATTCTCTTGTAAGTAGCCATAGTTTTGTTCTCCTTTTCTTTGTTCAAAATTTATTTGTCATCGGCGTATTTTTGCCGAAGATCCCCCCTTGCCACAGGATTTTCTTCTGCTGTTACGCAAACGGGTCTCCGGGAATAAGGCAACACCGGCAGTCGGTGATTGGGTACATTATATCATACCTCACTGTGACCGTCATAACACCGCTGTTTACTGAAACACTCAAAGATAGGGATAATGACCCCACAATATCTTCTATTGTCCCGTCGGCATTGTATTGGGCGCAGATACTGCCCTTGTACACGGATGGCGTAGTCTCGTATTTGTTGGTGTATTTGAAAAGGCACACAACTGTCGCTGCCCCTCCCGAAAAAGGAATATTGAAAGTTTTGCTTAATGTGGGCATTTTTATTCCTCCTCAGTTTACCGGGCTGTACCATGTTACTCCTCCGCCACTGGTGCCGACGATGGAGTTCCCCGCCGCGTCGTGCGCGGTGACACCGGACAAAAGCGTCTCCGGGGTTACGGTGTCTCCGGTCAGGTCAAGCAGGACTGTTCCGTCGCTGAGCTGGACTTTGTTGTTGGCCATGCCGCACCTCCTCAGCCGATGGTGACCGTTTTGCCTCCCTGCGGGTTGTCGGCATAGGCGATGGGGATCGCCGCGACCATGACGGAGGAGAGACAGTTGAATCCCTCGTCGGGCAGGACCTCCTGCGAGGCGAACGTGGGCGTAACGCTCTTGGCCTGCGGCTTCATGCCCTCGCTGCCGGACATCGTGCCGAGCACGCCGAGGACGGTGATGCCCTCGCGGATGTTGGTAGGGATCAGCTTCGCTTCTTCGGCTGCGTCGATCTGCGCCTTGCCGCTGCCGTCGTGGTAGCCCTGGGGGATGGTGACCGGCTTACCCTTTTCCGTAATGCTGAGCGTCTTAGCGCCGTTGTTCGGCATGGTACCGGTGACCTTGCTGCCGGTGACGTAGGCCGTCTTGCCGGATAGAATTTCCGCCGCGCCCGCGGTGGCGTCGCCGGTGTCCGCGTCAAATTCGCAGGAGCCGGTGATGGGCGCACCGTCCTTGCCGTGCGCGGTAAAGCCCTTGAGGAGCTTGTCCGCGACCACGGTGTCCTGAGTGAGGTCCATGAGGACTTCGCCGCTCGAGAGCACGATTTTGCTGTTGTACTTTTCAGCCATTGAAAATACCTCCGATATAAATTGTTTTTCCGCCCGAGGGGTTTTCCACGCGGGCGACTACAATGGGATCAACAGTCACATTGTCTTTCAGAAGCCTGTCCTTTGTGGCAAGCTCCTGCGTTTCAAAGTCGGGCGTCACGGTATATGGGCCGTCATACGGCTCGCCTCCGCCGCCCCCGCGGATGGTGACGTCGAACGCTACCGAGAGCGCCGCTTTCTGCGTCAGCTCGAACGTGACCATCAGATCACCTTCCTACTCAGCGCACGCTTGACGTCAAGGCGCTGCATCTCCGAGCCGATCACGTCGCCGCTCGGGAACTTCACGCGCACCTGCATGGGGCAGACGGTCGGAAGGCCGAAGGTCTCCGGCTGCGTAAGGGGAAAGTGAAATTTGCCGTCGGAAAACGTGACATCGCCCGGATAGGTCTTGACGAGGTTCAGCAGTGCGACCTCGACCAGAGAGACGGCCGGGGGGCTGAGCGTCTGGCCCTCGTTGGTGATCTCCACGTCGATGGAATAAGCGTCGCCCTGTACCATTATGTCGTCACCTCCGTTGCGCTGACGGCGCCGGTGTCGTCCACCGTCAGCTTGAATTTTTTTACGCTGCCCGCCGTCGAGGAGGGGATGATGATCTCGCCCTCGTCCACGCGCTTCAATAGCTCGTCGGTCTTCTCGCCGGTGTAGAGCATGGTGTAATAATCGTTCGGCATAAAAACCTCCTTAAACGATCATTCTCCGCCCGAGGGAATCGAGCAGGCCAAGGTTGTTGCTGGTCACGAGCGGGCCGGACTGAATCTCTTTTTTCTTGCGGTAGTAGATGATGATGCAGCCGGGCTTGCCTGCGCCGCCTGCGCCCGCAGAGCCGCCGGTCGCCCATGCTCCGCCCGTTTCTGTTTTCGGATTTTTGCCGGATGGCGAAAACGACATGCTGAGCGTACCGACTGCACCGGCACCACCGCCGCCGTGACCGCCGCCTCCGCCGTCGCCATAGTTTTCGCCGTCATTCCCGTTGGCTCCGTTTGCGCCTTTGCCGCCGCCTGAACAGTTGCCGCTAAGCGTAACAACGCTTTGAGAGGGATCGTTCGAATCGAACTCGCCGTATAGGTTGATATAGACTTCTCCTGCCGAAGTCGCGCCGTTTGCTCCTTGTGCAGCACCGCCGCCGCCCCATCCGTTTGCCGTTACAGTTCCCGATGTCCCGTACTTGGTTTGGCTTACCGTTTTGCTGTTGATCCCGTAGCCTCCGAGATAATCGCCGACTGCTTGACCGTTATTTCCGGGGGAGCCTCCGTTTCCGCCCTTTATACCGTTCGCGCCTTTTCGACCGAAAAAAGTTTGCGTCACCAAATCATAATAGCCATCGACTGAGGTTTCACCGGACGCGCTTGACAATTCCCCAAATGTGCTGTTTCCGGCAGGCTGTGCCGCCGCATATTGGAATTTTTGCCCGGTTATTACATTTAGCGATGCGATTAAAATTTTCCCGCCGGAGCCACCCTCGCCTCCTTCGCCGCCTTGACCGGCGGACGAACCGGAATAGGAGCCGGATGACCCGCTTTTGGACTGCGAAGAAATGCCTGCCGAGCTGCCTGCGCTTCCGCTTGCGCCCGTTTCGCCGCCGCCAATAACTACAACACGAATTTCACCGTCTATTACTGATTCCCACTCGCCGGAGCCGGTAAGCAGTACGCGCTCGTCGTAGTATTCCGTGGTTTCCGGCTGCGGGGGCAGAAAGCCGACGAGCGCCGCCATCTCGCTCTTGAGTGTGCCGCTCATGGTCGTGTCAAGGCTCACGATGCACGCAGAGACCATCTTTTTATCGTATGGGTGATAGACGCTGACCACATGCCCTGGCTTCTCCTGCCCGCTTACAATGCCGTTGGTGATGGTCTCTCGGCACTTATAATAGTCCGCCAGCCTTTTGGCGACAGCGGAGGAATTGACAAGGGAGACGAGCGTGGCGTCCGTGACGGACTTGACGTTTTCCGCCGCGTTCTCTGTGACGGTTTGCGTCACAAGACGCGTGTTGTGGATGTACGTCTTGCCCTTGAGCGAGCCGGAGCCGGAGGAGATTTTGGCGTAGTTTGCGCCACTCTCCAAAATGGTGAAGCCTGTCGCTGTGAGTGAGTGCATTGGCTCGGAGAAGGTGATGATGTCGCCCTGCTGAGATGTGCCGGAAAACAGCTCCTTTTCGTCGGTTCCCGCGATGTACTGATGCTCCGTGACGGTAACGGCGGAGATGGGGGAATCATACTTGACTGTGCCGCCGGAATACGAGCGGTCGACCGATATTGTAGATGCTCCGCCGTCCCACAACGGTTCGATTCGGAGTACCCCGTTCAGGTCTGTGCGGAGATACGCGCCGATGGAAAACAGAACTTGCACAAGATTGTCTCGCGCCGACCGGTCTTTTCCGTTTGCGTAAGGGAGCCAACCGTATAGTTTGGTCTCCGCGTACACGGTCTTGACAAGGATCGGGATGCTGCCGCAAATCTCCTTTGCCACCTCGGCGACCGTCTGGCCCGTGTAGATGCCGCCGGAGTGTATCATTCCGGTAAGAGCGCCCATTGGCGAACGCCCGATAAGCGAATATGTATTTGGGCCGATGCGGGAAACGCCGCGCTTGACAAATCGCGCCTTGATTGCATTGTTCCGGTAGATAACAATCGGCGTGTTGTCCGGCAACGCCGCAAGCTGCTCGCCTACCGTCTTTGTGTAGACTTCTGCGCTGACCGTATCGAACGAAAGATTGCTCTCGTCTAACGCGACCTCTTGGAAAGCAGAGCAGTAATCCAAGCGCATATCGTCTTTCGATGCGTCTCGGTCGAATTGGTAAGAGCCGATCAAGATATAGTCCATAGGCCCCCCTTACGGTGTGATCTGAGGCGCGATTGGGATGAAATGGATTTCGATCTCGCCCCAATAGTTCACGCCGTTCTCGACCTTTTCAATGTCGTGCGAAGCGCTCGTATAATACGCCCGATAGGAAATTGTTGTGTTCCCATCCGCCGCTTCAAGTAGCACGGAGTCATCCACCGAATGAGCCTTCAGGTAGCTCCAAAATGCGTCATAGCTCTGGTAATCATCGCCTCGGCGAAACACCGTGATCTTGTGCCCGATGTACGTTCCGAGCACATCGCGAATCATTCGCCCGGTGTCTTTAGAACGCCCGGCATTCTCTCCGTCCAGAACATTGAAGTTCTCGTTGTATTTGGATATTGCTACGTTGACATCAAACGATGTCCCATTGAGCTTAATGTAGTTCATGCTCACCGCCTTTAGGTCACTTGGATGCCGACGCGCTGCGTCTGATCCTTGTTGAGCTTGAAGATGATGCGGCCCAATTCCTGTTCGCCGATCTTAAGGATCGCCGTCTGGTTGCCGCCGCCATACTGCGCCATGCCGCGGGCCACCGCCGCCTCGATAGCAGCCGCGGGAGCCTCGATGTTGTTGCCCTGCTTTTGGTCGCCGAGGACCGCAAGAAATTCCCTGTTCGGGGGAATGACCGCGCCGGTCGCCAAACGGGGGATCGAAGCGGAATTGATGGCCGGCATACTGGTCTTGACTGAGCCGCCGGTAAATGCGCTTTTGATGGTGTCCATCGCGCCGGATGCCCAAGACTTGACGCTTTCAAATGCGGATTTCAAGCCATTCAGCAATCCGTCGATGATGTTTTTGCCCAAGTCCTGCCAATACTCGATCGTAAAGTATTTGGCGACGTTGGCGTTCCACCACTCCTTGATGCCGTCCCACGTCTCACTAAGTTTGTTCTTCAGGTAGTCCCAATTGACTACCGCTACCGACGCGAGGCCCGCCGCGCCCGCAACGATCATGCCCATTCCGAGCGGGATGCCCACGCCGGTAAACACCAGAAGAACACCTAAGACGAGCAGAGCGCCGCTGACCAGCGAAATGATCGCCGCGATCGGGCCGCCGAGGTATTCGGTGATAGCGTTCCAGTTGACCGCGACCGTAGCAACCAACCCGACCGCTCCGGCAGCGATCAGCCCAATGCCGATTGGAAGTGCAACGCCGGTCAGGGTCAGGATGATGCCGAGTACGAGCAGTGCGCTGCTGACGAGCGCCGTGATTGCGCCGATGGGGCCTTGCAAGGCGGTCTGAATCGTGTCCCAATTTGCCGCTACCGCCGTCGCCAGCCCAATTGCGCCCGCAATCATAAGGCCGAGGCCGAGCGGAACATTTGCGCCGCTGAAAGCCAGCACAGCGCCGAGAACGAGCAAGGACGCTGAGAGCATCGCCGTGACAGCTCCGATAGGGCCTTGAAGCAATGCCTTGATGGTGTCCCAATTCGCCGCAATGACCGCCGCCATTCCCATCGCGCCCACGACCATTAAGCCGAGGCCGAGCGGGATGTTCGCACCGGAGAACAACAGGATAGCGCCGATCTCAAGGAGCGCGAAGCTGATGATCGCAGTAACGATGCCGAGGGGGCCTTGTAAAAGTGCTTTGATCGTGTCCCAATTTGCCGCTACCGCCGTCGCCAAGCCTATCGCTCCGGCAACCATGAGCGCCAAGCCAAGGGGAATGTTGGCCCCGGAGAACAGGATAATCGCGCCAATCGCCAGCAGGGCCGCGGACAAGATGCCCGTAACAGCTCCGATCGGCCCTTCCAAAGCATTTTGGATCGCGCTCCAATCTGTGCTGACCGCACCCCAAATGGCAAGCGCACCCATCGCCATCAGCCCAATGCCGAGAGGGACATTCACGCCGGAAAACGCCAGCGCCGCACCGATCGCCAGCAGGGCCGCCCCGGTAAACAGCTCCATGATGGCACTAAGCTGGTCGTTGATTCCGGTTGAGAAGTCCGGGGCTTTATTCTCTTCCTGACTTCCCGACAATTTGTTGATTTCATCGAACGACGCAAGGGATTTGCTTGCCTTTTTTGCAGACTTCCCGGTCTTGTCCAGCGCGTCCGATTCTTCGTAAAGGTTTTCGGCTGCCTTTGCAGATTCCTCGGCAGTCGTTCCAAAGATCATGGAGACCAGCTCAGAGATGGCGTTGACCACGCGCGTGATGACGTCGACGAGCACGGTGAACGCCGGAACGACCACGTTGACGATTGGCTGCGCCAGCGTTCGCAGCGCTCCTTTCAGCTTGGCGACCGCCGCCATCGCCTTATCGTTGGTCTGGATCGCGCTCCACATATAGCTATTTAACGTTCTGAGAGCTTTGGTAATAAGCGAAAAAACAAGCACTCTTTTGGCGAGCGTTTTAACGTGGCTCACAAATTTGTCCATTTGTTTACTGGCTGCCTGTGCCGCCGGAGAAATACCTTTGGCGTTTTCTCTTGCTGCCATAATTTGTTTAGACAAATCTCCGGCTCTATTCGTCATGCGCTCAAGGCTTCGCGTGTCTCGTGCAATCGAGGTATCCATGCGCTCTACTTTGTTCTGCACGGAATCCCACTCTTTCTGAAGAGCTTTTACTGTTTGCTCTTGCTCCTTTATTGTGCCAGCTGTGTAAAACTCGTCGCCGTTCCGCATTTGGTCAAGCTGGGCTTTGGCTGCATCGAGGTTTGCTGCGATCTGCTTAGACTGCTCAACCAAGGGCATTTGCTCCTGCTTTTTGTCGCTGATTTTTTCATTGAGCGCATCAATCTTTTTTTCAAGCGCAGTCAATTCCTTTTGCGCGTTTTTCGCGTCTAATTCCGTATTGATAACAACGGAACCATCTGCATTCGCCACAAAATCACCACACTTTCTACTTGCGTTTTATTTTTTTATGTGCTATCCTGATAAAAGGAGGGATTAAAATGATTGCTATTTTAGGTTTGTTAAGTATCGCAGGATTTGTTGTCTCATTGCTCACTTTGGTTATTTTTGCAATCAGGAAAAAGAGGAAGAAGATCGCTTTAATATCCCTTGCTACATTCTTTGTTCTTTTTGTTGTATGCGTATCTCTTCCAACATCGGATGGCTCAGAAGCGTCAAATGCAAATAGCGTTTCGTCCACAGCGCCAAATCCTCTTAGTGACGAAACCCGGGATTTAAAAGAGGAAACGGATGCAATTACATTTAGTGGAGAAAATTACACCGCCGAATATTTAAAATGCTGGGAAGCAAGCGGATTGACTGGCTGTTTTTATATTGATGTAAAAATCAACAACATCGGAGATAAGGAATGCATCTATTTGCTCGATGATGTTTATGCGGATGACACGCATTGTCAAAGCGGTTCGGGCTTGCCGATTACGGCACTTCCTTCCAAAAATGTGAGAGCGTCATTTGTTGTTTTTTGTGAAACCCCATTAAGCGAAATATCAAATGTCGAGTTTAAGCTGAATGTTTTAGACTCTGAAAACTACACCACACTTGAAACAAGCAACGCGGTTTCCGTTATGCCAAACGCTTGAATTTTGCCGCCCTCTTCGGAGGGCGGTTTTTTATATCCACTTGCTGATAACGTCCTCATCCTGCGCCGTGTACTGCCGCTTAAAGTCGACCATCTGTTTATTCTGCTTGTAGAATTCCTGCTCGCCCTTGTCAAGCTTCTTCCCTTTTGCCCTTTTGCTGCGAATAGCAACGACCTGCGCAAAGGTGCAGTCCCCGATCTCCTGATACGCCGCGATCCACGTCCACCAGTGCAGATAGTCCACAGACCGCACTTCTTTGCCGAGCACTCGATTGATTGGAGCCACGAGCAGCGGGAAATCCTGTTGCCAGTCCATTAGCTTCGGCCCGCGCTTTTCGTCTCGCGGGCCATCGCCGCAATTGATGAACAGAGCGCATTGCTTTATCGCTTCTTCGTAATCGTCCGGCGGCATCGTCTCAAAGTACGGGTAGAAAATGTCGAGCATCGTTTCGGCCTTTTCCTGCTCGCTCAACTCCGCGTCGGAGAGCGCCTCAATGATGGTCAGGATGTCCCGAAAATCCGTTCGGATCGGGTATTCCGTGCCGTTTACCTCCGCGGTAATCGGAAGGTCGTATCTCACTTGTGATACTTCTTCGTGTACTTGCTGATGCGCGGATTGGTCGCCTTCTGCTCACGGGAGAATGCGGTATCCACCTCATCCATAATGGCGAGCATCAGGTTGGCCCAAACAGGCAGGCCGTCCGCCAGCGCGTACACATTCATGCATCCAAACAGAGCCGAGCAGATGTCGAAGCCAAAGACATCGCCGATGATGTCGCGCATCTCCTCGTCCATTTTGCGGGCCGTCTCGAACACCTCGCGCTTGTTTGCGGTCTTTTCGACCTCCGCCTTGTACGCTTCCTGCTTTTTGTCGAGCGTATCAAAGGCGTTGAACAGCTTTTCCACGAAGGTGCTGTCCGTCGCGTTAAAGGCCAGCTCACAGGTCTTGCCATCCGTCGTTTCAAGCGTCTTTCGGACTACACCGGAATTGATGGAAATAATGTCGCTCATAATGTCCTCCAAATTGGGGCGGGTCTATGCCCGCCCCTTTGTCTTTAGGTATCTGCCGTAAAGGTCACACCGCTGGCGCTCTTGGTAATCGTGCCAAGCGTCCGGTTGCCGCCGTAAGTGATCTCGCTCGCGATGTTGAGCGTGCCGCCGCCGTCGCCGCCGATGGACGTGACCGCAATTGCGCAGGAATCATAGCGCTCGGCAAACTTCGCGTCGCCGCTCGTGGCGTAGAAGTGGCCAATCATCATGTCCTGATTGGCAAGCGCCTGCGCGTCGTGATCTTTAACCGCAAGATTCCACATCTTGACCGCCGCCGCGTCGCCCGCATCCAAAGGAATCGGGTCAAACGTCTGCGTGATAACGGGCTTTTTCATGGTGGTAAAGGTGTTACCGAGAATGTCCTGCTTGCTCTCCTGCCCCCAGTCCATTTCCTCAGTGGAATCTTCCACGCGCTTACCGATGGCACTCCAAACGGGAGCCGATGACGTGCCGGTATTCAGATACGCAATCAAAAGCTCGCGGTCAATGGTCTGGCCTTCGGTGGTCGCAAAAACTAAATCTGCCATTATACATTCACCTCGTATGTTAGTTTAAGAGGAACCATATAGTCCTCGTATTTGTCGCTGGTTGCGCCGAGATACGACGCAAAAGCCGCTGTCTCTACGCGGAGGGCGCGTCTCCCCTCACCAATGTCCGGGCGCTGTGTGTTGGCCCAGTCCGCAAATTTGTTCAAAGCCTCGACTGCCTTTAAGCGCGTGTCATCGCTTGTTCCCGGAGGCGCGATCTGATAATGGATTTCAAACGAATACTCCGCCTGATACCCGCCGCAAATGTATTTCTTGGTGATAACGGCGCCTTGCACGGACGAAAGCGCCATGCCTACCGTTTTCGCTGCAAAATACTCGTACTTGATCAGCTCCACGTTATCGGGGATATTGGGACATTTGTTCGCCCAAATCAATACAAGGCGGTCGAGATCGGATTTTTCAACGCTTGACGCAAGCGTTACGGTCTTTTCTTTAGAGATCATTCTTTACCGCCTTTTCTGCTACGCGTAGCCACTTTGGGAGGTTTTGAGCTTTCGACGCTTCAAACCAGTGCGAAGATGTATTTGGATGCCAAAACTTCAGGTCTTTCTCAGGAACCGCTGGAACTTTTGTTACGCCTTTTCTCGCATAGGGACTTCCCGTCAGCGGATCAACGTACAGCTTGCCGTAATAGAGATACCGAGCATATGGGCCGGGGTAGATGATCTCGTTTCCGGATACCCGTGTCCGCGTCCTCAACGATCCTGTGCGCATCGGGACAAATGGCGCGGTATCTTTTGCCACCTGTACCGCAAGCGTGTGTTCTGCGCGACTGCAAGCGCTTGCAATGGATTCTTTGACTGCATCCATGCCAGAGACGTCGATGGTAAATTTCAGCGCCATCTCACTTGCCTCCGCATTCCCAATGCTGCATATCTTCGCTGCCAAAGTCCATTGCGTCTACCTTTGTCAGATTCCAGCAGTTATCCTGTGAAAGCGCCACATCTTCCTTGTCGGTGACAAATTCGCCCTTGATGAAAAACGTAACCCCACCGTTGCCGCTGACTGAAAGCGTCCACAGTCCGGTCTTATCTGTGGCCCGGTAAAACTCCTGCGGCCCGACGTACTTCTTGGGCTTACCCGTTGCCCCGTCTATCGCTTCTACGGAAAACGGGATATATAGGTTGACCGCATCCGCGCCCTCTAACCCAGTCTTGCGCACATTTGCGCCCTTTGACGCTTCACACAGCACGCCGCGCAAAATCGTGACATAGAGCTTAGTAACGTCCTTAAACGTTGCCGGATCAGTTTCCTTGACGGAGTTGTAGATCGTTACAGTATGGGGAGCGTACATTTGCAGTCACCTCCCCGATACAAAAGTCCGGTATGCGCCAGATACTCATTGCACAGGTTCGCAAGCATTTGTTTACTGGTGCTTACCGCATCCAGCACAGACTTTGCCGCTTCACCGCCGGTCGTAAGCGTGCGGGAATAGCTACCTACCGATTCGCTCTTGGTTTCCGGGTCGCCTGCATTGGCAAGGCTTTTTGTCGCCGCCTTCTGCGCCGCATCCAGCAAAGCGTACTGGTCGATCAACGCACAGCAGCACATCTTCACCGCGTCCAAATCGGCGTGACTTTCAGCCTTCCCCATCGTGTAGTAGTCGAGGAAGGAGCTGGCCCGAACAGCCAGACGCGGAAAATCTCCCTCGCTCACAGAACCCACATAGATTCCGGCGTAGTATGCATAATCAGCGTATGTCATACGGGTCAGCTCCTTTCATATCAGGCCGTTGCCTTCGGCTTAAGAACAATGCCGTTCAGCGCGGCGGCTTTCAGCGTATTCTTAAGCACAACACCGGCCACGAGTTCGACTTCGCCAGTCTTGACCGCGCCGGGCGCGTTCATATCGGGCATATAGCTGGAAATGACGCTATTGCCGGTCGGAGAAATGCCGTGGAAGCCGTCAAGCCCGATGCTTACTGCGTAAATGCTGGAAGTGCCGGCAACGGACGTGCTCGGCGTAGAAGTGCCGATAACGTCAACAGACGCAGAGCCGTTGTAATACTTGCCCATATCCATAAGCGGAATGCCGGCAAAGGTTTCCACAGTCTGGCCGAAGTCGTTCTTTGCGCGCTCGTAATAGCCCGCACGGCGAGCGGCGGCACGAACCTTAAGCAGCATATCGCCGTTCATCATCAGCATGGAGACATTGCCATCCACAGCGTGAACAAGCTGGTCAAGCTGGTCGACAAAAGCGTTGCTGTTGCTGTCCAGCTTAGAAGCGTCGGACAGGTCGATATCGGTGGTAAACTCGTTGGAGCTGCCGTCAAGCAGCTTGCGCAGGCCGTCAAAGGTGTTGACAACATAGCCGGAACCGGAAGATGCCGCAACACCGTTGATGACGGCATTGTGGAAGGTATTCCGAGTTGCCTTGATCTTTTCCGCCGCCTGGAACGCAAGTTCATCCACCGCGCCGGAAGTGTTCTGAAGAACACGGTCAACCGCGAAGGAGCCGCCCATGATGATGGCCTTTGCGGTCTTCTCAACGCGCTTGGCCTCGTTAGCGGTGTACTCGCTGTTGATAGCACGGACCGCAGCGGTGGAGGGGGTCTTGAGCTGAATGTACCCGTAGGTTAAAGTGGAACCGCCAGTGCCCGGAGAGATGGCGTTATCAAACACCAATCTGTCCAGCAGCAGAGAACTGCGGCGAAATTCGTCGACGATCATCTGGTCGACCTTGTCGGCCATGCCAACTTTAGCTTCAGCAAGAGTAATAGCCATGTGTAAAAATCTCCTTTATTTGTCGTATTTTTCGTGGAGCGCACTGGCTAAGGTTGTGGGCTTGTCTTCGTGCTGTCCACCTTCAAGAGAACCTTGCGTGTCAACACGCGCCCCCGATTTAACAAATGCGCTCGGGTCTTCGGACTTTGCTTTCTCAAGATACTTATCGAACCCATCCAAAGCACCGTCCTTCATTTCGAGCTTGCTGTCTCCGATACCCGCGCGGAAAGCCTTTTCCGCAGACTTGGAGGAAAACTTCACGCCGCTGTCGGCAATCGCCTTGTCAATGGCGGTCTGATAATCCCGTTGCGCAAGCTGTGCTTTGTACGCTTCGGTTTCCTTGTCGTACTTGCCCTGCAGCTCATCCAGCTTTTCCTGGATTTTGGCAGCGTCACCGCTGGTCTTTTTCAGCTCCGCGATGTCCTTATCCCGGTCTGCGACCTGCTGTTCCAGTGCGTCCTTGTCCGCCTTCGCGTCCTCTGCGGCTTTCTTGTGCTTCTCGATGTCCTTGCCGTTCATGGCAAAAACCTTGTCCGCCTGCTCTTCCGTCAGGCCGATGTTCAACAGCTCTTCTTTCTTCATGTTCAACTCCTTACGGGATAGGCTTTTTAGGTCGTTGCCGTGACCGCCCCGCCTGCACTTTTAGGCTTGCAGATAGCCAATTTTTGTATAAAATCCGCATACGCGGTTTTTACTGAAAAAACAAAGTCAACCAACACGCATGATTTTTGTTGTCGATCAATACAGCACCTTCATTCTCTCCCGCTGCTCCGGAAGCCCTGCCGCCGCGCTGAACGCCTTGTATTTGGCGTTTAACCGCCGCAGCCGTATGTTTACCGCCTGTTCTTCTTCATGCAATCCTGCGGCCTTGTAAGCGGCTTTCTCGCGCCTTAACTTTCGTATGGTGCGCTCCACCTTTCGCTGCTCCTGCGTGCCCTCGTATGCCGTATAGGTCTTGCCCTCAAACGTACAGCCCAAACCATCGTCGATATGGGCAAGCTGTTCGTTAGTGTATGTGCGCTCACTTACGCCCTCAACCCAAACGTTGCGGCGGTGCCGGCAGTTGGCTCCTTCCAGCCCATCGACAGCGCCAAGGCCGCACACTTCGTATATGTTCGGGTAAATGTCCCCAGCGCGAATGCTGTACACTTTGCCTTGCCAGTCCTTATGGCTTGACCACGGTGACCGCCCCGGCACATCACGCGCCCCGGCGTGGGCAGACACTTCATAATACGGCGTTTCCAGGTATTCCGCCGCTTGCTCCGTGTACTTACTGCACAACTGCGATACGCCTGTCATTACGGCGCGGCGTGCAGCTACATCTACATAGTCACGGTGTCCGCTCTCATAGTCCACTACCCGCAGGCCACCGCTTGCAAGCTGCCTAACTGCGTCTTTGATGGCTTGCCCATAAGAGATAGCCCCGCTTTCTACTTTCAACGTAGCGGCATCTAAGGCCCACTGGTAAGCCTTTGCGGGAGGCAGCATCGTCCGCCCTGCGTCTACCAAGAACCCCATCGAAGCGGTGATGTTTCGGAACACGTCCCGCGTTTGCCGTTTAATGGCGTCAATGGTGGTTGCATCCACCAGCACGTCAGGCTGTGTTACACGGGCAAGGTCTATGACTTCGGTGTAATACTTTTGATTGCGCTCCACCACATCGTCTATCAGCTCGTTTAGCTTTTTCTCGCTGATGCCGGTAGTCTGGCGTATAGCCTTCTCAATCTCTTTCAGATCGATGCCGTGTGACCGCAGCGCCTTTATGTCCTGGACCGTAACCTCGTTCAGCTCGTCCTGCAGCTTCAGCCGGGAACATATCTCCATCAGCAGGGTGTCCTCAAGGCCTCGGTACAACTCCGCCAGTTCTTCCGGCATGGTATCCAAAACAGAAGGGGAGAATGGGTATTTCGGCACTGCCCGTCACCTCACTCCACTTCGTTCTGCTGCTCCGTGGTCATGTCCTGCATCTTCGGCAGCGCCGCCTTTGCAGTCTCCTCATCTTCGTTAAACCAGCGCATACGGAACTCCCAATCGTTCATAATTCCGGCGTTCAGCATTTGCATGTCCCGCTGAAAGTCCGTGTCTTTTGACTCAATGATGCTGTCATCGAAGTCAATGGAAATCTCCACGTCCTCATTTAGCCCAGCGTTCATGGCCGTGTTGCCCAGCCGAAGCAGAATTCGGCACAGCTCCACCAGCGCCTGTTCCAGCACAATCTCCATCTTTTTGATAGTGCGGAACATGGTAGAGTTTTCGCTGATGACCTGTGTGGCAGTTGCTACGCTGCCACCGTCAAAGCGGTAATAGGTCTCGCCGAAGCCGCACTTGCTGGACAAAATGTTGAGCTGATCCTGAATACCGGTGTTGTGCTCCGCTGTCCGCAATGTCATATCAATCGGCATAATAACCGCACCGTCATTTACGTCCTCCGGAAGAACGTAAAACGCGACGTCGCTTGAATCAAATACCGGCTCTCCGTCAAGGTACTTCGCTGCAGATGGTTTCACCATAATGCGCTTTTTCCCGAGCTTGAACTCATTGACGTAGCTATCATAAGCAATATCCACGCCCTGCATTACGTCGATAGCATTTGCATACACCGAAATGCCGGTTGGAAGCAAATAGTTGAAGTTATTCGCAATGTTGGGTCGGTCAATGACAAATTGACGCTTATCGCTTCCGGTATGTACAACAGGTGGGATGCGCTCAAAGCCCTTAACATTGGTCAACGTTTCGTCTGCAAGTTGCTCATTATCATACCGATAAATGCGGTTCTCAATGACGTATTCGCCGCCATCCTCTTTGCGATGGATTTGCAGATAGAGGTAATCGCGCCCGCCCCTTGTAACTACAGAGGAAAACGCGCACTCGCTGATATATCCATTCTGCCATGCCAGCGGATAGATATTTTCGATGGTCACATAGTCCAACACAATGCCGGAGGCGTTGCCGGGTACGATCTCGCCGCTCTCGTTGACCTCCTGCCCCACCACGCGGGGAATGTATGCCACCGTGCCAAGCGCGGACTTCATTTCCTGCATCTCATTTGCCTTAACGGAAAAATTGTTCTCCGTCAAGATGCGGTCAATGAATTCCTGTTCCTTATTCCCTTCAAGCGTTATCTGCACCTTCTCGTTCATGAGCAGATTCGCCCAATCCTCGCACAGCTTCTTTCCCATTCCGAGGGAATACCGCTTGCAGTTGACCATGCTTTCACCGTTACGGACGCGGTAATTGTGGAAGCCCTTTACATCCCCCTGATACCAGCTTTTCCACTCCGCAACCTTGCTGTAAAACAATTCGGGGATCGTGGTATAGCCAAGCTCGTTAAGTTTTAAGATAACTGCATTGCTCATATCATGCTACCCCAATATCTTAATTCTCCGTCTTTTCTCGCTTCCGCAGCCTCTGCCAATGTATCAAATATCCCAAGATGTATTTTTTTGCTGTTAACGTAAATCGTGGCTCTATATTTCCCATTCTCCATATGAACCCCGTTTACTCCCGTTTTGTTTATCTTTTCAATCCTTTTGTTTCTTGCCTGTTGTGTGTGCGTTGCCCACCTGCAATTATCAGGCGTATAATCCCCGTTCACAGAAATCCTGTCAATTGTCAGATTATCGGCATATCCATTTTCGAGTGCCCACTTGATAAACGCAATTAAAGAGTTATTCCACTCGCAACACACGCAAATCCCGCGACCACCATAAGCCGCATAATCTTTGTCGTTCGGGTTATTGCAGCGTTGCCGTATCCCTTGCCATATTTTATAAATCCTTGGGTACCGCTTTTTAATGCCAAGTTTACGCAATTACGCCCATCCTCCTATACAGCGGTTCCAGACCATACCGCGCAGCAGAAATGCAGTGGTCATTTGCGTCTGGGTAGCCGCTAATAATATCGCCATCTTTATTGCGCTCATACTCATAGCTCACAAACTCATCGCAAGCGTGAGGCGTTCGCCGCCTATCAATTACGATTTTTGAGCGCCGCGCAAGGTATTTCATTGAATAATCCAAAGATCCCGGCCCTTTTACCGCGCCTTTTGCGGGCAGACCCATTGCCCGGTAATCTGCAACGCTTTTAGGCTCCGCATTATCGCAAATAATGTAAGCGTCTGTATACCCTTTATTGAGTATCCATTGCGCGGTTTCTGCATTGCTTTTCTTGTGGCAATAATATTCATCAAGAAAATACAGCGTGTTCCGTGCGCTGTCATACGCCATACGCAAAAAAGCAAATGCATCTGGATAATACCCATAGTCAACGCCCTGATAAATGCGGTCGAAGTGCGACATTTCCTTGTCGGTGATTTCTCTCAGTTCCAAATTTTCAAACACATTGCCACCCGTTCCCACCGGGATGCCGAGATATTCGTGCTGATATGCACGCTCGTCCGTCTCTTTTAAGTGTTCCGCCTCATCGATAAACTGCTGTCCCAGCCACTCAGGCGGCGCTTGCAGATACGTTGACTTGTGGCAAAGCCGGTCAGCGCGTTCTTCCAAACTATCCTTGTTTGCCCAGTTGTCACGCGAGATAGGCGGGTTATAGCTCTCGAAATTCCAAAACACCGAGCCTCCGCGCATGGTGGATTGCAAAATGTTTCGGATTTCCGCGCGTCCGGCAAACTGGTCTTTTTCTTCAAAGTGCGTCACGGCAATGTAGCCAAACGGGACTTTGATAGACTTGATCTTCATGGGGTCATCAGCGCCGCGAAACATGATCTTCTGTCCTGTCGGCTTATAGATCAGTTCCATAGGGGAGACTTTCGCTTCCCAATACGCCGCCATGCCCAATTCGCCGATTGCCCAGATATACTGGGCATAGACGCTATCGCGGATTGTGTTTGCCACCTTGCGCAGCACGAGCGCGTGCGTGCCGGGATTGTTTATCAGCAGCAGGGGGACAAGCACAGATACCGTGGAGGACTTCAGTGATCCGCGCCCACCGCTGAAATCGTAGTGCGTGTGACCGTGGTGGAACACGTCATGCGCCACGTCGTAGAACGCAGAGCCGATTTTTTCAGACAGGCGAATGTTAGACATCAATAACCACCTTGACGGAATCCGTGCTTATTTTTGTCTCGTTCACTTCACGCCAGCCGAAATTGCAGCCAAGCGAGAATTTCGCGCCGTTCGCACCATCTTTGTCGTACAGCCGGGATTCGGCGTATTCCTCGCAGCGGGACTTCGCGCGCGTAACCGTGTCCGCGAACTCCGGCCTTGCTTGATAGTCCAGCAACGCTTGTCTCCCTGTGAATCCAAGCGCCAATGCAAGCCCTGTGATTGTCGGCGGCTTTGCGTTGATGATGACCGGCACCCCGTACTTATCTCGCACAGCGCAGCCGTCATCTCCGATAAACGGTTCGCCTTCGCACTTTTTGAAGTAAACGTCAATAGCTTTCTGCATCGCGCTTACGCTTTTCCATTTTCTTGGCGCTCCGCCAGCCATACGCTCACATCCTTTCGCCACCTCGCACATTTATTCTTCCATAAACCAAATGCCTTTTGGATGCAAAAAATCACCGCAAGCCACGTTTCTGTCTAAAATATCCGATACGTCAATGCTCAGGAAATATGATGCAACAAGATTTTTAACGCGCTCCTTTAGCTCGTCAACGTTATCCTGCTGAATCTCAACGGTGTAATACGAAGCAACGGCAATTAGTGCGTCTTCCTCGGTTTTGCATTTCTTTAATTTTCGCTCTATGATCTCAACAGCAAAGTTGCCTGTCCCACCGCACGGCTCCAAAAAGGTTTTCTCAATGTCGAAAGCGTGTCCGCCGTTTTCCTCGTCCAGCATATCGCACATCTTTTTCACCAGCCATGCCGGTGTAAACACTTCGGCAAATTTCTTAACCCGTTCTTTGCTCTTGATTAGAGGCTCGTTCTTCGTATTCACAGGCATACTCTGCTTCCCATCTTTTGATGTATTCTTGCCGGTGCTGTACGCAGTATTGATAAGCAGCAATGGCTTTTGGCGTGTCAGATGTGGGCGGATAAATATGGCGTGGGCCTTTAGCTTTTCTCCCAAGCCACGCTGCTTTACACGCATTGTCATAGCAGCCTTGGCAAGTTCTATGCCCTTCGATATATGGATGTTGCCCGCAAATAGCGCATAGGCCGTTTTCGTAGTATTCGTTTTTAGGAACAGAATGTTTTTGCCAAGTCCTTTTCTTTGGCTTCGTATTGGGGTTTATTTCGAGTGGGTGCCCACGTCTTTTTTCGAGGCATTCGGCACAATGGCGCTTTCCAACCATTGTATAGGCATCTTCTTTCCCGCACTCTGTACAAACGTGATGCGCGGCAAACCATTCTCGGCGTTCGCGCATATATTCCCGGTGATATGCCCGTCGATCTTCAATGTTTGCATACGCCATATGCCACATCCTCTTTGCTACCAGCCCCCACCCCTTGGCCTTACATAGCAGACTTTACCCACCCCGAAGGGCTACAACGTGCCGCATATTGCCCTCAACCGCCCGCCCCGAAGGGCGGGCTATCAAGGGAGGAGGAAACAGATGAAAAAGCAGAGGCGTGAAGAGCCTCGCCCCATCACGCCTCTATTTTTGCATAGGTTTTTCTTATTTTTCCCCTTAAAAGGGGAATTTTCAAAATTTTTTTAGATAATCGTCCACGGTCATCGGATTATCTGTCCTTCCGAGCAGATAATCGACCGACACCCCGAACTTGTCGGCGATGCTTTCCAATGCGTCCGTTGTGGGCGTAGCCTCACCCGCCTCGTACCGCCTCACCGCGTCACGGTGCAGACCGCACAGTTCAGATAGGACATATTGCTTTATTCTCTTTCTCTCCCGTAAGCGCTTCAAACGCTCGGGAAACGCGTTCATGCCAGCACCTCCTCTGGTCGGAAACTTTCTTTGATCTCCTTGCCGTCTACCATGATCGCCACGGTCACATAGCGCCTCTGCGGATGGATGTACGTCACCACGCCGGCGCGGATCGGGTACATCTTTTCGCCGCGCGCCTTGCCCGGAAACTCCTCCGGCACCGTCATAAACTGCACCCGCACCTTGTCGCCTACCTTCATTCCGCACCTCCGAACGCTTCCTCAAATGTCAGGCCGCTCTCTCTGAGGATGCCTTTGATCACGTCGATGGTGTGCTGATTGTCGCCCGACAGCCACCACCAGATGTTGCTTTTGGAAATGCCTACCGCATCGGCAAGCTGGCGGCGCGTGTACTGTCGCTCGCAGAAAACCTTTTTCAGCGCCGGATAGACGCAATAGGGAAATTCGATCATTTTCTCCCCACCCTCCGTTTGTATCGGTCTTTTGACCTCTGAATGTAATTGATCATCGTGCTTTCTTCGGCTATGCTGGCCGTTTCGTTGTTTTTTGCCTCTTTCTTTTCTTGCAGCCACGCAGCGTATCGTTCACAGGTCGAATGACAGCCGACGTGCCGCTCCTGACAGTTAAAGCAGCTCATGTCATCCCACCTCGTACTGCGGGCAGGCCGTGACAATGTAGCTTGTTTCGTAATGCCTGCGAGCACCGCCGCAAGAATTCATCAAAACCTTTGTTCTGATCGCGCGCCACCCTTCCACCGGCTGCCACTTCAGCTTCCGTGTTTCCTTGTCACATTCCGACCAAGGACATTTTCCGCAGGCGTATTTGCACGACCAGCAAAGCGTCGAACTTTGTTCTGCCATTTACACTTCCTCCACCCATATGCCGAATCGCTCCAGCATCAGCTTTTTCTTGATGATATAGTCCTTTGTTTTAAAGCCCTTTGCGTCTTCTACAATCGTTTTCCCGTCACGGGTATACACGAAGTCGGCTATGTATGTAACTGCCCTCACAGCGGCTCCAGCGGGCGTTCTCTGCGCCCCCACGAGCTTGTACGTCTGCTGTAGCTTCAAATCGTGTATTTCCCCCGCTTTCAGCAGCAGCCGCAGCTCAGCATAGCGGTCTGCCTCGTGCTTGCTGTCAAACGTGATGCCATGCCGCACGGTTTTACGGTTGTGGTACTTGCCCGTTTTTTGAGCAAGTACCTTTTCAACCACCTGTTTTTGTGCCGCAGGCCCAAGACGTGCAAGGTCAGATGCCGTCAGGCTCATTTCCCCCTCCCGTCCGATACAAGAACCACGCGCACCTTGCCGAACTGCTCAAGTGCCATTGCCACGGCCTCCTTGGTCGCCAGCTTGTCGCCGTGGTCTTCGATGTCGATGATGATGCGGATCATGGCTCACCGTCCATCTTCGCGCCGCAGTTGGGGCAGTAATCCGACAACAATTCAAACCCATTTACAAGCACTTGCGCCGCATCGTGGCAAACAGAGCACTCGTGCCTGTCTGGTGATGGAACAAAGTTTCCTGCTTCTTCCCACGAAATCCACCGCGCATGCACCACCGGGGCCACGTCAGCGGCGGGAGCATCACTTACTTCCCGCAACACCTTGGCGGCCTGCAAGTATGGGATTTCCTGTGGGCTCTCCGAGAACACATCCTTGGTGTAAATAGAACTATGATATCGCTTCGTGTTCTCGATTGCCCTCGCCCCGGCGTTCATGGCAAGCATAAGTTCTTCCGTGCGCTCGATGTATTCAGCCATTGTCAAAAATCCCCTCCCATACTTCTTCATAACCAGTCTTTTCGTAATCGATTTTCAGACGCTTTTCGCGGATCATGGCGTTCAGCGACCTGACACACGGGTGTCCATACGAATTATCCTCACAATAGTCACACATACTGCCGAATCCACAGCACCCAAAAGAACTACCACCATCTGCACTGTGCCGGTTGCTCCATCTCTGGAAACCATTTTCCCACTTCCGTTTAGCTTTACCTGTGTTGTTACTTGATTGTTTCTCCGATGTGTCATATAACTGCATTTGGTCAGCCATTGTCAGCCCTCCTAAAACAGTTGAATGTGCTTTAAACCCTTCTCAAGGTCACAGTTCTCGTCAAATCGTTTCGCATCGTCCACCGTGTAAACGTTCGCCAAATCCTCACGCGCTTTTATGATGCGATCACTTAGCGTTTGGATATCTACATCCAATTCCGCGAGAATCGCAAGCAGTTCATTCCTTTTCTTTTTAATATCCATCTTTCATCGCCTCCAATGCTTTCTCCGCCTCCTCACGGGTCAGGAATACGGTTTTGCCAACGTCTGCGCCATCATTACGCAGACGATACGCGCAGAACCCGTCCGGCTTTCGATTGCACGTTGACATACACAGATTATCCTCATCCGTGCAAACAGCTCTGATGTCCGGGGCTTCAAGCGCCATTTCTCGTGGCACATTGTCACGGCCGGTCACCCATAGCGTATCTCCCACCTTGCACGGCAGCACCACCAGCCTACCGTCCTTGTCGGCCTCGGCCAGCTCCCGCAGGCGGGCAACGCCCTCCTGCTCCGCATCACGCATTACGATGTACCGTCCTTCCGCGTCTGCTCGCGCAAATTCGGCACAGCGTTCCAGCGTCAGCCTCGTGTCCTCGTAGGCAGCAAGGCGCAGAAACCGCTCCTCTGGGATATTCCGCGGATACCCGTTTGCAAGGCGGCGCTCGTACTCTTCTCGTTGCGCGTCAGCTTCGCGTTTATTTGTCAGCCGCTCCATCACTCCACCTCCTGCGTCCAAAACTCACGGCGGCAGTCGGTGCACCCAGCAAAGAGTAGTGCATTGCAGGCATGCATCTTGTCAACATTTCTTGGACACATCCTGACAACGTCGTCATTGCCCATCATGCAGTTAGGCCACTGCTCTAAAAACACGCTCTGCCGCGTCTTGCGCGGGTGCGCAGCAGACCATTCCTCGACGATGGTCACAATGTTGTCATCATCAACCATTCCTTCCAATGCACTGCACTCGCAGTCTTTTGCGGGGCATTGATAGCAGTCCCCGGCATGGTGGTAAAAGCGGCACATTCGGTCGCGTTCTTTAATAAACTTCACAGCGTCCATCACATTTTACTCCATTTGCATCCGTTACAGGCCCCCTCATGGGCCAGCGTGTAGTTTCCGCATTTCAGGCACAGTTCGTTCCGCAGTGCGTCAATTTCTTTCGCCTGCGCCTCGATCCGGTCGGCGGCGGCAAGCCCAATCGCGTCAACATCGCAAGAGGACCACTCTGTCAAATTGACTTTTCCCGCCAGATCTTCTGGAACCGGCTCCGTTTTGTAAAACGGACATTTCTTGCAGTCGCCTATTGGCCCGCCTGCTGTTGAAACGCATCTAAGCGCATTTACGAGGTTTGTATCTCTCATAGTTCCTCCCTAACGTCTCCGCCCCATTGCTCCGCCATAGCTTTGGCGATGCCGGGGTTAAGCAAAAGCTCTTTAATTTCGCGAAGAAGGTCGAGAGTGCCGCTAATTGCCGAGATTTCAACAATTTTGCTTCCACCGCCGTCAATTCTCGCCCACTCAACAAACTTTGCAATGTCACGGCAGGAGATTCTCCCGAGCGCTGTTTCCGACCATTCGTGCCGTGTAGAATTTTCTGGGGGCGGATTTTGTCCGATAAGCCACCAGTCAGGGCCATATCTCCGCTGGAGTTTAAAGTAATAGTAGTCGTCTGGATTGATCTCTACGTTGATAGTCTCAAACCAATCTAATGACGGCTGCGTGTACGAAAACTTAAATGGTGCTTTAACAGACTGTGACATTCCACTCCCCTCCCTCGCAAATGTCTACGATGTGCTCGCACAAGGCCGCCGGGATAACTGACCGCTCCCGGCTCCCGGCGAGCCCCTGCGTTCCCGTCTTTGCCCCTCGCGGCGCGGCTACATGGCACGGGTCGCCATTGTGACACGGCGGCTTAAATCCGGGGTCTGGGTGATTCGTCCAGATATCAGTTGGTTTCATCCTGCTATCGCCGTATTGGCAATATGTAATGGTGTATCTGGGCAAGCCCTGCATCCACGTCATTTTGCGCATGCCCCCCCTCGGATTCTCGATGAACCAGTACATAGGAGATAGGGCTAAAATCAGACGTAAAACATGCTGATCGACCGCATCGCAGAACTTTGCATACTCGCTGATTGGATCCAAATTCCCCGTCACGGGGTCTTTGCGGCGGTGATGTGATATCGCCGCAATAGAAAACGTCGCGCAGTCCGGGCTTGCCCAGATAACATCCGGGCGTCCAAAGCGGTCCAAGATATCCTGCGCTGTGACGGTCATGATATCCGTGTACCAATCGATATGGTCAAAGTCCTTATCCCACTCGATGGAATACACCTCGTGTCCGCGCCGCTCGAACGCCTTGCCGATGCTTCGCGTCCCCGCAAAAAGCTCTAAACACTTCATCTCAATACCTCTCTAATGCTTCTTGTCGTGTCATGCTTTCCTCCTCAAAGATATTCTTTCATTTCAGCCTGTAGTTTTTGGCTCCGGTAATATTCAGCACGTAGCCTTTCGACCGCTCCGCAATGCGCGAGCCTATCGCCTCGTCCCAGTCAAGTACGCGCGAGATCGTCCACTCGGAGCTGATGATTGTCACAAGGCTCGGCTTGATATACCGCGCATTGAGCAGATCAAACGCAATGTTGCGATCTGCCTCTGTCGCCGTTCCCTTGAGAAAATCGTCGATGCACAGCACCTTGACGCTTTTCAGCGGAGCAATGGCATCTTGATATGCCTCGGCATCGTTGACCTTTGCTTTGATGGCCGGAATGTCCGCGCGCCATTGCACATAGCGCACCGGTAATCCGGCGTCCATGAGCTTCCCGCACATTGCCGTGCAAAGATGCGTTTTCCCGCTGCCGGGGCTCCCTCCGGCGTAAAACCATCTTCCGCGCCAATCGGCAAGATAGCGTTCCGCTGCCTCTTTGGCCTGCATCTGCCACGGCTCAGTCGCGCGGTAGTTCTCCATCGTGCATCTCTGCAAAAGCTCTTTAAGCCCGCTTCTTTCGATGCGTTGCAGATTCCTTTTGCGGATAGCGCATTCGCACTCCCGATACTCCGCGTTCCCGTCTGCTGACCTCCGCACGGTGTATCCCACGCCGCCGCAGAGAGGACATTCGTCAGAGATCGACGGCTCCGGGGATGTTCCATTTTTTCGAATCTCGTCCAGTATCTTGACCATGTCCATTCATCGCGCCCCCTTTCTTCTCCAGCTCGCGTTTTTCCCATAGCTGGAATTTCTGTTGCCAGTTGTAGACCGGCTTGCCCTCGGTGTCCCGCCAATTTGCGACAGAGTAAAAATCGTAGAATGGTTTGGGGTCAATAAGCCCTCCGCGCAGCTTGGCATATTCGGCAACCTCGTCAAACGTGGGCGCCTTTCGCGGTAAGGGGGGAGGGGGGGATATATAGTCTTTGTCTTTGTCTTTGTCTTTGTCTTTGTCATAGCTTGATTTGCTTGGCAAATTTGGCATTTGCTTGTTTTGCTTGGCAAATCCTGCATTTGCTTGTTTTGCTTCAGCTCCGATCTTCCCAGCCTTGCTTCGCGCCTCGGATAATCCCGCCATTGCAGCGTTGTCTCTGTCGATCTGCGCCCTCATCATAGGGAAAAGAAACCGTTCGTTCCCGCCAAGCTGCGGGGCTTCGCCCGTCCTTGCGTATTCTAACAAGGAAGTGAAAAGCCTCCCCCTCTCAGCGTCACCGAGTGGCTCTATTGCGTCTAAGTAATCGACAAACAGCTTGATGTAAGTCATATCCGCCATGCGCTCACGCCTTATAGGGGAGCAGGCAAATTGATACGCCGTGCTGGGTCATAATGTCGCAAAGGTCATCTGCTTCTGGTTGTGAGAGGCCGTCGATGCGGATCATATTATGTGCCGGATCATCTACATCAAAGATATTCTCGCAATCGTAAATCAAAGCGTCGTACTTCACACCACACCTCCATCAAAACGGAAGATCGCCATCGTCCTCAAGCTCGGCAAAGCCGTCTGGCGTGCTCTCTGCGGTACTGTATGATGCAGGGCTATCGTTACCCTCTTGCCGCTTGCTGTCGCCGAAGTATACGCTGTCGGCAATCACCTCGATGGTCGTGTGCTTGTTGCCGTCCTTGTCGTCCCATTTGCGAGACTGCAAGCGCCCGTCCACGATAGCCATGCGGCCCTTTGCGAAATACTGGTTGACAAACTCAGCGGTCTGCCGCCATGCCACAACATCAATGAAATACGTTTTGCGCTCGCCGCTCTGCTTGTCCTTGAAATCATCGTCCACGGCAAGCGTAAAAGATGTGACAGCCGTTCCGCTCTGTGTGCGGCGCAGCTCGGGGGCACGCGTCAGGCGGCCCATAATGCAAACTCGATTCATGCTCATATTGATTCCTCCCTGTTTTTTCTGTAAATCATGTTCTCCCGTGTCCAGCCGGGATATTTCGTTTTGAGGTAGCCGACGATGCACGCGTATAGCGCTGGCCTCTGCGGCCCCTCGTCAAAGGCTCGATGGCAGGAGGGGCAGAGCATCACGATGTTCTGCTCGATGCCTCTGCCGCCCTGTGAGCGGCGGACGACATGGGCGACCGGCTCTCCGTTGTTCCGCCCGCAGAGGATGCAGCGCCCGCCGTCGCGCTCGTATACGGCCTCCTTTACGCTTTTGGGGATGGACGTTGCTTTTGTCTGCTTATGCATTCTTCGCGCCGCCCCATTCCCGTTCGAGCTGATTGTCCAGCAGGCGTAATTGCAGTTTCATCGAGTTCACGGCTTCCTGCGCAGATTTATAAAAGACCTCGGCACAGTCCCGTTCAAATCGGAGGCCAGCAATCTCGGCGCTGCCGCGACAGACATCGGAGATGATCGTGACCGGCGTTCCCCTGTCGCGCTCGGCAATGTATTTTTTGGCAAGTGCAACGCGGTAATCGCGCTCTGTCTCGGCGTATTTCATGCCACGCTTTTTACATTCAGAAACCGCGACATCGAGCAAGCGGCTGCGGTCCTTGATCTCGTTCACAAGGTCATTCATTGGCTTTCCTCTTTTCCATGCAAGCCCAGCAGAGCGGCACACCGTATTTCTTCATCGCGCCTTTGGAGATGTCGCTCACACGATAGAGCTTGCCGTTAAAGGACTGCGGTGTGATCGGCTGCTTGCAGTCTTGGCAGGTGTAGTCAAACTGTTCCTTGTACGCCTGATTGAAGGATCCCATCTCGGCCTTGCTCGGCTTCTTATCCTGCTTAGGCGGTTTTTCTAATCCCCCATTGCTCGGGGTCCTGGTATCATCAACCGGGTCGCGGAACGAATCACTCTCTGCTTCGCTGTAAATGCCGGAATAAGCGAGCTTGGAAAGTTTCAGCACAACGCGGTCAAACATACGCTTAAACGCCATTGCATAGGGGTAATCGTTTTTGCAGTTTTTTGGTGTGACCTCTCCGACCTCATAAAGCCCCTGCTCCTTGTCGCAGTAAGTATAGACCAGAGCGCCGCCGTAGCCGCATTTGTCCTCGGTCACGGATAAAGGATTGAACGGCTTTTCAAGTTTGTCGTTGATCTTTAAGCATCCGTTGTGCGAGATAATCAGGCCTGTATAGCCCATCTTCCCGCTCTTGGTCTCGTTCATCAGAATCCAAAAATCAGATGGGGAAAGCCCATACTTGCCGCTGTCAATGATCTCGCAAGCCTTTTTCTTGCTCTCTTTGTACTTGTCGGATTGCCAAACTGGGATTTTCTTCCCTTGCTTTTGGCTGTATTCCTCTACGTTCTCGCCAAAGTTGTACTCCATCACTTCACCCCCATGCTCATGCCCTGTACAAGCGTCGCACCGTCGATTTCAGCGCCGCTTTTCAGCAACGTGGCAAGGTCGGTCTTGCTCACCGTGGGGGCGTTGTAAGTAACCTCGCCGTCGTGACCGTTGGCGAGCATCCATGCAACCACCGCGCTCATGTCGGAGACCTCTACACTGGTGGTCTTGCGGTAGCTGATGGAGCATCGGGGGGTGGAAAACTTCTCGCCGTTCAGAACAGAATCGAGATATTTTTTCTTGCTCTCTGCCGCGCGCTCTAAAGCCTGTCTGCGCGCCGCAAGGGCCTTCTCTTCTTCGCGGATCGCCTTTGCTTCGGAAACGTCGTTTTTAATCCAAAGCGCGATGTTCTCGATCTTCTGCTCTCTTGCCATGTTCAGCTCCAAGAGCTTTTCAACGTCAAGGATCTCGCCGGTCTCGGCATCTACACATTCCGCAAGCGCGGAATCAATCTGATACAAGTTCATTGCTTTCCTCCTCAAAAAATTCCTCGCCGCAGTACGGGCACTCGGCGACTGTCCGCGTTTCTATGCCGTTCTCGCCGTCGAGGTTTTCCCTCACCTCATAAGTGTACAGCTCAAAGAAGATCGCGTGGCAGGCTTCGCATTTGTAAACCATGTAAATTACGACCTCCCCGCTTTCCGTATCATCTCCGACAGGCCGTATGTCCGACCGACAATGGACGCTATCCGCGCCATCTCAATCTTGCGGAGCATCTCGGCTTCTGCCGGATCGTTTGACAAGTAGTAGCCCTTGCCAAAGTTCATAATGCAGTATTCATCGCCATCCTCCTCGCATCGTGCCGCCTCGATCACCTTGCGCAAGTGCCGGTCTGTCCAGCCGGTCATTTCGCAGAGCTGCCAGCGGCGCAGCGCATTCTGGGCGCCGACGCGAAGATGGTTTCGCAGAGTGATAATATCGTCCGTCATGGAGACACCTCGGTAAACTTTCCATCAATAAGTTTGTACCATGTATCAGCCTTGATCCGCTCGCCGTCAACATACTCGGTCCTAACGCATTTTGGAACGTACCCATTCTTGGCTTCGGAATATTCCCATTCAGCAAGAGTAATCCAGCTCCCCGCTTTTGCTTTAACCGCAGAGTCGTCACCTGCGCAGCAGATAACCGAGTCTTCTCCCGAGCTTTCGATCTGATCGTAGTTGCCGCTGCTGCCGATCTGAGCGGAGTTGCCGCTGCTGCCGATCTGAGCGTAGTTGCCGCTGCTGCCGATCTTGGCGTAGTTGCCGCTGCTGCCGATCTGAGCGGAGTTGCCGCTGCTGCCGATCTGATCGTGGTTGCCGCTGCTGCCGATCTTGGCGTAGTCGCCGCTGCTGCCGATCTGAGCGGAGTTGCCGCTGCTGCCGATCTGATCGTGGTTGCCGCTGCTGCCGATCTGAACGGAGTAGCCGCTGCTGCCGATCTTGGCGTAGTTGCCGCTGCTGCCGATCTGAGCGGAGTTGCCGCTGCTGCCGATCTGAACGGAGTCGCCGCTGCTGCCGATCTGAGCGTAGTAGCCGCTGCTGCCGATCTTGGCGTAGTCGCCGCTGCTGCCGATCTGAGCGGAGTTGCCGCTGCTGCCGATCTTGGCGGAGTTGCCGCTGCTGCCGATCTGAACGGAGTAGCCGCTGCTGCCGATCTTGGCGTAG